GTTGTAAGTAGTGGCAGTAATGTTTTTTTATTACAAAAAGATGTAAACTATCTTCAAGAGTTTCACCCAGATCCTACTGTAACTGGCACACCTAAATACTATGCACAGTTTGATGTAGATAATTTTATTTTAGCACCTACACCAAGTAGTGCTTTTGCCGTAGAATTACATTATTATTATCGTCCAGCTTCTCTTACTACAGATGATAGTGGAACAACTTGGATTAGTACAAATGCTCCCGATGCTTTACTGTATGGTACATTAGTTGAAGCATATACTTTTATGAAGGGCGAAAAAGATATATTAGATTTATACAACGGTAGATTTTTAGAATCTATTGCACGATTAAAGAATTATGCAGAAGGAAGAAATTATTCTGATTCTTATCGAGAAGGTTTGGTTAGACAAAGACAAACATGAGTAAAATTAAAAGTGTAGCTATCGTTGCTCTTGGTAATAGCTTTAGTGAATACATTCTTGCTAAAACCAGAAGCGAGAAGTTTGATGAAGTATGGGCTATAAATGCCATGTCTGGTATTATCTATCATGATAAATGTTTTATGATGGATCCTCCTTCTAGGTTTTTAGATACTCCTAATGCAGGAGAACAAACAAACATTATGCAAGAAAGATTAGTTACAAAAAAAGATATTCCCATATATTCATGTTGTTTGGATAAGAGATGCCCTGATGTAGTTGAGTATCCTTTACAAGATGTTTTAACAAAAACAAAATACGCTTATTTAAATAACACCGTTTCTTATGCTTTAGCTTATGCCATTGCAACAGATATAAAGCACTTACATTTGTATGGTATTGATTTTACTCACAAAAATGTAAATTTTGTTGAAGCAGGAAGAGCATGTTGTGAATTTTGGTTGGCTATAGCCATATCAAACGGTATTAAAGTAAGTATAGCACATAACTCAAGTTTACTTGACACTAATGTAAATAGTGATGAAAAACTATATGGATATCATAGATTAGAGGATCCTATTATCTCAACTGTTACACAAGGTAATATGCTTATTACTAGAAAATCCAAATTAAGTCCTCCTGACCCTATTGATGACACTCCAAATATTGTGGGTCGTTATGATATTCCTGGAGTAACGTATAAGGAGAAATAAATGTTTGAAATAGGTGTTTCTACTGTAGGTAGTGTTAATGTTCATACTTCTAAAAACGGAGGCTTAA